TCTATACCATCCACCACCAACTCATCGCCTGAGTACAAGACGCATTTATCATACAAGGTTATAGGACATCCATAACCAACACAAGGTTCGTCCTGACAATCCCGATCGCAAGGATCACAAGGATCGTTAGGGCATTTATTAAGAAACCTATCTATCTTAACGCCATGACAACACTCTTCGGGACGTTCCCGTGAATGATCATGACAACAACCACCTGTATTACACATATTAATAATATTAATGTTTTTAGCAAAGATACTTATTTGGTTTGATTATAAGACAACAAGACGTATGAAACAATAAGAGGTAGAGACCATAAGCCTCTACCTCCAAAACACTAATCTAACATTATGGAAAACACAAACGCATTATCACCAATAACACTGATCTTCTTGATCGATATTCTCAATCCATTTCTCGCATTCAAGATTAAGGTCAGCGTACTCCTGTCCCTCTACCATCAAGACCTCACGAGCCTTGGCGTTGGCATCCTCAACCGATATCCATGACCTGAACCTGTTGGCTTTGATAGAGTAATATACTTTACCGGACTTATATCCGAATGGACATATCTTCTCGAACCAATCACCGATCATAGTATTATAGAATACAGGTGAGCAACTACCCTCGGCATTAGCCTTCTCCTGACCTTCTTTCATGAACTTCCTATAGGCTAACGTATCGGCGTCTATCTGGGAGATATCGGATATGACAGCTCCGGCTGGTAATTCATATACAATACCTTCCTTGCCCGATGTGCCAGCCTCACAATCGTTCTTGTAAAACAAGCCACGAAAAGGCTGTGAGGCCCAGTCCTCGCAGCAAGCCCCGACGGAGTTGGCCTCCCCCTGCCCGATCCGTCCAAGCTCCACCCTAGCCTTATCATTGGCATCTTTCTTGGATACGTAAGAGACAAACCTACCTTCCTCTATACATACCTGCTCCTTGGATCCCTTACCGCTTACGCAATTGTTCTTGATAAACTCATCGCATACCTGATCATTATACCATACAGCCGGTATTATGTCGGCGTATGTATTGGCGTAGTCCTGACCGTTGGCTTTGATATCATCTTCAGCCTTGTTGTCAGCCTCCTCCTGCGTATCGCCAAAATAGACGTTGGCCGGGACCCGGTAGTCAACAGAACCGCCCACGTACCCGGCAGGCGGGTTATTTCTGGTGAACGTCCGAACTATTTCTTTATTACCGTATACCATTGTGATTCACTTTGTCACAAAGATACAATTTAAAATCAAATTACAAAGGAAGAGCCTTTTTGCTTCTCAAAACCTTATACAGATAATCCCTTAACTGCTCCTCGGTAGTTATATACCCAAATTCAATCATCTTAGCTATATCAATCTCTAGCTCCATCAACTCTTTAGCCTTGACCTCCTCGCCAACAGAGTTTCTTATCATAGTCTCATGAAGACCGTAAACTATTATATTCAAAGATCTAGCTAAATCCTGTATTTTATCTTTAAACCTTGACGAGTCCACGATTTTAGATAAAGCGGAAGACATTCTCCTATAAGCATCACCAGCCTTATCTCTGTAATCTATAAGTTGATCATGTACAAACTTCAAAACCTGAACCTCAAATCTAGGATTTATCCACATGGCGAATTTTATAAATAGCAAAGGATGCATCCATATCTTATCAGGTGTCTTGCCATGTTTTGTAACTCTACCTTTTACTTTTACAAATAACTGATTATCACCATTGTCCATTTTTGGACTATGGCTTTCATCATCCTTTAGAGCTTCTAAAAATTCTATGGTTTTAGGACTATCTATAAACACAGAAAACTTTCTTCTTATATTATCGGGATTATCATTCCATTGCTTAAGTAAACTATTGGCATCAAAATAACCATCACTAGTTCTTTGAAAAACGTTAAAATCGCCCATCTTTCTTGTTAAAACATTTACTGTCTTCATTTTTTAGTCTAATTTTGAGATTAATAATTAATTACTTTATGTCCGCTCCCTCGTGAGAGTCGGCGGACATACAAAAATAGCCAATCGGGATGATAAACACAAACCGATTGGCTATTTTTAATATCCTAAAATCAGGACATTAATTACCCATTGCAGATCTTATCCTCAATAGCGTAAAGGATTTTCGCTACGGTCTTATCACCACTTACCTTCACGCAAGACTCACCAAGATCCCGGACATCTATAGCTTCCCTGATACGGGTAAGCTCGTCATATATCTCCTCTATCACATCAGAGATCATAACACACTCATCAGAGTCCTTATGCTTTGACCACTCCGGGAGATCACCCTCGTAAGGTACGCAAGTGGACGGAGTTATATGTGAACAATTATACTTTCTCATGCCAGCAACTTATTAACACGTTCCTTTAACGATCTCACCTCATCCGGGCATAACCCGCAATCATTATCACACAATGACCTTTGCAGACGAATTATCTTACCCCAATAGGATATATCGGGCTTATTCCCGATCCTATACCTATGGTATCTCATATATCTACCCCATTGGCAGGACAGCCATTCGTCTACGGACTTACATAAATCCGTCCTATCAAGGTTTGATATGCTCTGCGCGCCCATTCAGAATCTCCTTTCTCATTTCCTGTACCTCCTCGTCTGGCGGGCATCCATACGGCAGGTTCTTGATCCATTCACGGATCTTTTTCTGCATATTAAGATAAGATACACCCACGCCATCACCCTTGGTACGAACTTGCTTATATATACTAACCACGTCACGTTCCATGGTCTGCAACGGATCTTGCATAACCATACAACCAGCGGTACTTCTAGAAGCGTACTCCATATCGCTAACAGCGGTAGAAGAAGAATGATTCATCATACTTCTCTCAATCCTTTCCCTCTCGGCCCTTAACGCCTTTTCCTTACAAGTATTACAACCCACGACTAAATATTTTTATGTTTAACAATCCACGCAATTGGTAGCCATCTCAAAAAGCTCTCCGACACGATCGATAACCTCATGGGCGGCCTCTATATTATCCAGCCTGACATTCGCCTCGGCTACGGCCATAAGTGTCTCCATCTCCTGTATCTTATTTATAAGATCCTTATCCTTGTCCTCGCATAAGACATCAGTCTTAATCCATAGCCGGTCGAGACGTCTGCGTATAAGATCCGTCTTAAGATACTTGCGACTGAAGTTGTAAGTAGAAGGGCTACCTATGATCTTGATATCATATATACCATCAGGTAGGTCAAGGTACTTGACATTACAATCATCGTAATTAAAACAATTGAGACCTAGCGTTAGACTGGTAAAGGTATTGACCTGATTCTTGCCAAGAAACAACGTAACGGGGTCGGACATCCCAGGGGTAGTGATCTCGATGATCGCCTTCCTGTCCTCCAGTAGCCCCCACTCGGACTCATCCAATACCTGCAACACCTTAGGATCACGTGTCTCTAGCACCTGAAATGACAACCGAATATCATTCATATTAACCTTCTTATCGTACCTACACAAACTATCGTCATAACGAGCCTGCATATCAAGATCAGGGACATCGGTATAATATGTCTTGACCTCATGCCCGTTGATAAATACCGATGTTATCTGGCAAACATGAGACCTAGCGACATCAAAAAACACCATCCTTACATTACCCTCATAATCAACACCAGATGTAGGGTATGTCAATATCTGGGTATTATACTCACCATCGTTACGTCTAGCCACGACAGTAATAACGATAGGTTTCTCTATATCGTAATCATCCATGATAATCCTAGCGGCGAACTTATCATGAATTATCTTCGGTATGATATTGATCTGATTCATTTGTATTTCTTTTTCACAAAGATAACTATAAAGACGAATCTTAAAAAATAGATTCAAAAAATAGTACCACATGGATATATTATCAAAAAGAATGTATACATTTGCGCCATGGTCGGTTGGATGAGTGGTTTAGTCGGTGGTCTGCAAAACCATATACCTCGGTTCGAATCCGGGACTGACCTCATATTTGCAATTCTTTTCTGGGGTGATAACCAATAGGTGTATGGGGTTTCTTGTACACCTATTATTTTATCAATCCGAATCTTTTCAACAACACAAATAATACAACCAATATACCTAAG